CTTGGTGCAGCCGATCAGCTCGCGGTAGACGATCTCATTGGCGAGGTTGAAGCTCACCATGCTCAGGCAGCCGGAGTAGCTGAAGAACTGGAAGCCGGAAGTGTTGCCTTCCTTGAAGATCAGCGGCGTGGCCTGGTTGCTGTAGGTCACAGCAGGCTGCGCCGTGTCGGTCGGGGCGTTGTAGATGCCCGTCATCTCGAACTGCAGCGTGGGGATCTGACCCAGCTGGCAGTTCATCGTGACCGTGCCGCGCGCGCCGGTCAGTTTGTGCTGCACACCGTCCACGTTGTAGACGATCGTGCAGGAGCTGAAGCTGCTGCTCACCGGCGCGTAGGTCACCGAGGTGCTGGCCACGATCGTGGCCGACATCGCGCAGGACTTCAGCAGCGCGTCATAGCGGGGCGCCGTGCCAGCGGTGCCGGAACCGGCCAGCTCCACCTCGAAGCTGCAGCGCACGCGGGTGTTGGCCAGCAGCTGGTCGCTGTTGCCGTAGTAGGGCCGGATCAGGTCGCGGCTCACCACGTCCGACTCGAGCGGGGTCACCTCAAGCGAGCGCACCAGCACGGCATCGGTGCCGGCAGGGGTGCTGTCGGTGCCGTAGGTCGTCTCAGTCTTCGCCAGGATCAGGCGTTTGCGGCTCAGGAGCGGCATTGCTCTCTACCTCGTCAGGTTGGGAGGGTTGGGCCGGCTCCGTCCGCTCGATGAGCTTCCGCTTGCCGGTTTTGGGGTCGGCCAGGTATGTCCCGCCTTGCCCCCAGTATTCATCCACCATCGTAGCCATGATCAGCTCGCGAGATTTGCCACGGAGGTCCGATAGAGCACACGATAGTCGCACTGGATTTCGCCAGCTGCGCCATCCGCCTCGGTGAACACGAAGGTGACGCCGATCGGCTGGATGTCGATCGCGTAGCCACCCAGCGTCAGATCGGCCATCAGTCTGGAGTGCAGGCTCTCCACAATCGGGTCGGCCTGCTGGTCTGGCACCGCCCCGCGCACGATCACCGTCACCCGCACCGTCATCGCCCAGTCCAGCGTCGGCAGGCTGGTGTTCTGGCTCGCGGTGTCGTTCAGCGGCTCCACCACGATCGCCGGGCTTTCCTCGCGCGCGATCGGCTCCACCCGGCTGCGATAGATCCGGGTGTTCACGCCAGTGGTGCCGGTCAGTGCCGTGCGGACGGCTGCGAGGATCGTTTCGCGCTTGGTGGTCATCAGCTGTCTACCGCGTCGGCGTATTCGGACTGGGTCTTGAGCCAGGCATAGCCGATGGCCAAGGGGTCAGTGCCAGGCTGCAGGTCAGCGGTTGGCGCGAACATTGTGCGGTCGTAGACCGGGCTGGCGTTGGCGTGGCGTGCATCGGCGTTGGCGTAGTGCGACACCTGCAATAGGCACTGCTCCTTGTCGCAGCGCAGCAGGGTGATGCGGGCGTATGTGTCGGCAAGCGGGATGCCGATGTTGGTCTCGGCCAGAGAAGTCGTGAACGCCATCAGTAGGTCATCTCCGTGGTGTTGATTTTGCAGACCCAGCGGATGGTGGTGGCTGCAGCGCCTGTGACGGTGACGGCAATGCCGCCGTTGGTGGTGTCTGCGGTAACGGCAACCACCCATGCTGCAGCGCCAGCGTCGTTGTGGGTCATGGTGACGGTGGCCGTGCCAACCATGGTGGTGGATGCAGCATTGGCGCCGCGCTTGATGGCACCGTTGATTGTCCAGCGGGCTGCGTTGCCGCCGCCGGTCACGCCAGCGATCACCTCACCCGAGAACGAGTAGGCGCTGTTGTTGGGTAGGGTGACTTGGTTAGTGGCGGCGGCGGCGCTGCTGTCGCTCGTGAGGACTGTTGCTGTGGCGTCGGTGGTTTGGCGGGCTAGAAGGAGAAGAGCAGATTGGGTGACGCCATCAGTATCCGCAATGGGAGCGTTGCACGCAGGTAAAACAGTATATCCGGCGATGTTTCTGCTTATACCTCTGCGCCCTCCTAAAACAGAAGATGCAATACTGCTGGCCGTATTGTAGTGACCACCCAAAACTGAGGCATTGCCAGCAGAAGCCGTGTTGTTGAGACCACCCCCAATGAATGCACGCGCTCCACTCGCCGTATTATTTTGTCCCCCACACACCGTTGCGTGGGTGTTGGTTTGGGCGGTGTTGCTCTGGCCACCACCGACGAAGCTGTAGTTGCTGGATGCGGTGTTACTTGCGCCGCTGCCGACGAAGCTGTAGGTACCAGAGGCAAGGTTGCTAGTACCTCCGGCAACAGTTGCATACGAGGCACTGGCAGTGTTTCTTTCGCCACCGCCAACAGTGGGAGCAAATGCTGCGGCTGTAGAAGCAGTGTTGTATGAGCCACCAGCAATAGTCGCGTTTCTTGCAGACGCAACTTGCGAAGCGGTATCCCGTACCTTCTGCCAATCCGTCGCGCCGGTGCCACGCTTATTCCCACCCACCGCCGTACCATCCGGCACATGCGCCAGCGTTGCACCTGTGCCCTTTGCGACTAGCGCGATGTCGCTGTTGACGATGGCAGATGTTTCAGAGGTGACGGGCTCAGATACAACAACAACCGGCACCGTTGCGTTAGGAGAACTGCGAACGATACTGAGCAGCGGTTCAAGTGTGCGTGACGCCCAACCGATTGGGTTTACGTTCATGTCAGGTCACCCCCGAACGCCAGCACACGCACCGTGCCGGTGGTGGGTGCAACAGTGATCGTGGCCCCCAGTTTGTAGCTCGCGCTCGGTAGCACCAGATCGGTGTAGGCCGTGACTAGGCGGTAACCCTTGACCGTGTTGCTGCCGGTGATAGCGCTGATCGTAATCTGATCGAACAAGTCCCAGTTGGCGCCGCCGTTAGGAGACAGAAACAAGTTGACCAGCGATGCCACCGTGGTCGCGGTGCCCTGCACGTTGACGCTCAGAATCCTGGTGCCAGCCGAGGCGCCGACGATCAGATCGTTGATCGTGCCGGTGCCATCGGTGGCGGTGTTTGCCGTGCTAAGCGACACCCGGTCGATGCGCGGCGTGGAGATGAAGGCGGGTGATGCAGCCATGGCTCAGATGCAGTTGCTGTTGAGGTAAAGGTTGTCGCCCACGGAGCTGCCGCCACCTCCGCCGCCGCCAGTGCCGATTTCAACCATCGCGCCGGCCGCGTTCTTGATGTAAAGCTTCCCGGCACTGCGGTCGAAAGCTGGCTCGGCCGTGTCAAAGTCCACGGCGTTCGGCGTCGTGGTGCCGTTGCGGATGACTATCTTGGCGTTGCGCGGCATCAGAAGGTGCCCCCGTCAACCGTTTCGACCGCAATGGTCACGAATCCATTGCCAGCATCCTTCGTCCAGCTAAGGCTACTGTTCAAGCGGATAACGCCATTGGTGCCATCAGTGCCCCAGATGTAGCCAGCAGTTCCGCCGCTCACTACAGCGACTTTCTCGTCAGAACTGGCCGGTGGAATGTTGAGGGCGGTTTTGAAGTTGTTAAATGTGATCTTCTTCTCTTTCTGGCCGCTAGTTTCGCTTGCGTCGTGGATCAAGATCAGATCCGACACGCCATCAACGCTGGCCAGTGTCGTCAGATCATCGACCGCTGGCACCACGGGCAGCTTCGTGGTGGGATCAGTGGCGACGTGCAACGTGCCGCGGTCTGTAGTGACATGCGGCTCGCCGGCCAGCATTCCGGTGGTGGGCAGGTTGGCCTTCAGGCCACGACGAAGCTGTAAACGTGCCATGGCTAGTTGAACGTGCCTCCGTCTAGGTTACCGGCTTCGGGCACGGTGTCCGTCCATTTTGTGCCGTCGTAGACCAGACTCTCGCCAGGCTGCGGATCGACAAGATCCACGTCGGTGAGATCGTCCAATCCAAACGTCCGCGGATTCTGGCCCGGCGCCGTGCTGCTAGGCGCCAAGCGCTGCAGCGCGATCTCCACAAGCGCGCCATCATCCAGCTTGCGCACCTCGCGCACCTGGTAGTTCACGCCATCCACCGTGATGCCGTCACCGAACAGCAGGCCGCCGAAATCAGCAGCGCGGGCCGTCAGGCTGTAGTCGGTGGTCAGCACCATGTCGCCGGAGATGACCTGGCTGGGCATGTCAAGGATGCCCAAAGCCGAAATGGCGCCAGCCGTGCAGCTGACGCCAAAATCGTTCAGGAACACCGTCAGGTCTTCACTGATCGCCATCGGCCTTCACCTTGCGGGTTGCCTTCGGCTTGATCTCCTCGGCCGGTGCCTCGACAGCGCGGCCCATGCGCAGCAGCTCGGCAGCCACGTCGCTGTCCAGTTCGTAGACCTTGCCGGCCTCGAGGTATTCGCCCCGAGCGGCGCAGTCGCTTTCGATCAGAACCTTCATGAGAAAAAAAGGGGGCGGTTGCCCGCCCCGTCTCCTATCAGGTGGTGATGTCCAGGATGGCGGCGAAGCTCTTGGGATCGCGCACGGCCACGTCGTAGGTGACGATGCCGCGGACGCTGGTCAGAGCCTTGCTGAAGTCGTCGCTGTCTTCGCCCACGGTGATCTCGAGGCCGTTGCCCCAGAAGCCGACCATGGCCTGGCTGAAGTCGCCCATCAGCAGGGCCGAGCACACGCCAGAGCTTGAGCCCTTGGTGAGGGTGCTGGGCACCTGGTTGGAGGCGGCCAGGGGGTAGCCGTTCATCGTGCCGGGGGTGGGGCCGCGGCCGATGCGAGCAGCGTCAGCGTTGAACAGGAAGGGGCCGTCGCCGGTGGTGGAACCGCCAGCGCGCAGCTTCTTCAGGGCTGCCATCACCTTGTAGTTGGTGAGGTAGGCCACAGAGCCGGGATTGACGGCGCCGTTCACGGTCATCACCGCAGTCTCCAGATCCACCACCTTCTCCATGGTGATGGCGCCACCGTTGGTGCCCATGGCCACCGAGCCGATGCCGGAGGTCTGCATGATGCCGGTGGGCTGGCCGCTGGAACCGGAGCCGTTCAGGATGCCGAGGTCGATGGCCAGGTTGATGCCATCGGTCAGGTCACGACGCACCAGCTCCTCGATGCCAGGGGTGCCCTGCAGCAGGGTCTGGCGGCTGTACTTCGACAGTGCGGCCAGGTTCTTGGGAGCCATGGTCACCTGGTCGAAGGTGGACTCCGACTGGGTGATCGCGGTGGTCTGGGTGCTCAGGTAGTAGGTCGAAGCAACACCGGAGCGGCGGGGAATCGCCACGTTGCCGACCAGGCCAGGCATGGTGCGCACGCCCAGCTGCAGCATCACGCCGGTGTTCCGCAGGAACTCGATGAAGTCATCGGCCAGCAGATCGGTCGCGACCAGGTTGCCGCCGGTGGTGGCGCCGGAGGTCACGTAGGTGGCGCGCTGGCTCAGTGCCGAGAAGGGCACGAAGAAGGAGCGCTCGGTGGTCTTGGCCACGCCGGACTTCTCCACCTCACGGGAGAGGTCGCGCACCAGGCCGGCCTCGCGGCTGGACCAGTCGCCGGTCAGCATCGCGCGGATGCCGGCGGTGATGCTGTAGGAGGCGCGCTCCTGAGAGGCCATCTCAACAGGGGCCACGGTCTCGACGGGCTTGATGCCCAGCTTGTCGAGCACGGCAGCGCGGGCCTCATCGAGGCTGCGGCCGCCTTCGATCAGCTGGCGGCCGAGGTCGGCCATGTTGTGCTTCTCAGTCAGGGCAGAGATGCCGGCAATGCGAGCGCGCT